AATTTCAATTCCAAAAAAATCTCTATTAAATTTATTTGCAACAATACCAGTTGTCGCATAACCCATGAACGGGTCTAATATTAAATCATTTTCTTCCGTTGTTAAAAGAATACAATTCTCAACAAGTTTTTCGGGAAATGGTGCAGGATGTTTACTGTTCCTTTCAGGACTAATGTTCCAAACCTCAGAATGAAATTTATTATCAATTTGGTTTTTAAAAACTTTGGGTTTACCCTTAACCAACCAATATATATGTTCAGTACAAGGTAATAGAACATCTTTCCTGATATTTGGTGAGGACAAACGATTCCATATAATAAGTTGATATACATCTAATTTACTTTTACAAATGAAGTCCGTGGGTAGGTGTACCTTATTTCTATGTCTCCGTGGTTTGTGATTGAAAAAAATTGAACCATCTGGTTTAATAATTCTGTACATCTCATTCAATATATCAATCATCCATTGATGGTAATCTTCTTCAGACAAATTATCACCATATGAATTGTAATCTATGTTGAATTTTTTCCATACTTGATTACCAGGTTTTACCTTACCGATTAAACCCTTTTTATTGTACGGCGGGGATGTGACTATGCAATCAATTAAATTAGATTCAATTTTTTTTAATTCACTTAGACAATCCCCATTCACCAAAATATTCATTCTTTAATCTTCCTCAAACTTCTTTAGGAAATACTCATCTACTTTATCAAGAGTCTCTCCCAACTTTGTTGTGTAACCATTCAAACAGTAGTCTGAAATAACTTCTGTGAGTCTTACTGTTTCTTTTAAGGTAATCGGCATTCCAATGAGTTTGCAGTAATCCGCCACAAATTTTAATGATGACTGTCTAACGATTGATTCATTTCTATTATCCATATCTATATTATTTAAGTTCTTTTACTTTTACACATTATCTATTGTCCAATATTCTTTAACCGGTTCATAATGAATTGTGTTGACACCATCATATTTAATTTGGTTCATGTTAATATCACCTGTGTTAAATTTTATTTGAGTTTGTTCAATCAAGTCCAAATCTTCACTATTAACCCTTAACAAAAAAAGATTATTTATTAATTTTGGATTACGAATAGAAGTAATGGTCTTACTATCTATAAGACGAGTACCTTCAGTTTTAACGTACATATCATTTATCATTTTTGCACATTGAGTCTTTTCTTTTTGACCACCAAAAAGATTGAACAACATGTTTGTAACATCGTCAATATTCATTTTTGATAAAAATTCACGATAATGATAATGCATAAATGAACCCCTAATAAAGGTCACTTCATCATCACCTTCATAATTAATAAATTCATCTGTAACTGTGTACGGAATGTCTTTATTATCTGCATAAGATAATAATACATAGGGTTGTGATTCTGTTTGTAAATTTTCCATTTTATTTATTTTTTTAGTCCGACAAAGATACTACTACTTTCCAAATCTCCAAATAAAAGTTATCCACATTTAAAAAAAACCCCTAACAGAATGACAAAAAACTGTTAGGGGTGGAGTAAAAAAAAGTAAAAAAACCTATAATAGAAAACCTATCATAGATAAATATACTACTTTTTATTTACGAAACCAATCGTAAAAATTTGTTATGTAATCTTTCTAATACTTCATCGGTTGGAATTTCTTCGAATAGGGTTGTTTTTAACTCGCTGGTGACATTATTATCAATATAATGGATAAGAACATAGAATACACTTGTCTCGGTCACCAAGGGGTAGATTCGAGATGAGAATTCAGTACCCAAAAGTTTTGTTATCTTAAAAGGTAAGAAATCTATCTGGTCCTGTTGCATCCTTAATTTCTCTCTATTATCATTCCATCTTTTACCATTACGGATTAAATTGATTAAAATACGACTAACGTTATATTTCTCTGCGATGTCACCATCACTTAGTTCTGTTGTTTCAAATAAGGTTTTAATCTCATTTACTTTTTTTAGATTTAATTTTTTAGCTCCAATCATTTTTTTGTTATTTTTAATTTAAGTTTATATTTGTCCATGAATTGTTCATGTATTGTTTTTTCTGTTTGGAATGAAAATCCAAGTTGGGTTAGAAATTCCTGTACATTCTGGAAATCAGATTCCTTGATATTGTCAAGTTTTAGATAACTCATTTCAGGGTCTTCTGGTTCATCTGTCTTTTTCTTGTATGATTTGTAATGCTCCTTGCAACGAGAGTCTACACCCCACTTTGAATCTGTACGTTTATAAAATTCAGTAACAGGTTTGAAGTGTCCACATACACGACAAAATACCAACCATTCTCCCTGTTCCCCCATGATTCTTCTACTCAATAATCTTTCAAATTGTTTTTTACTTTTCATACCTTTTATTATAAATATATGTTAATTTATCAAAAGTTTGTATTACAAATAGTTTTTTTGTATTTTTTGATATATTTATAGGAAAGAGTTTGTTTTTTAAAAAAAATTACATATACTTATGAATATCAAATTAGATTTGACTCCGTGGAGGAATTCTTAATCTAATATCAATTTTAATTCAAATTGAAAAACTGATATAAACGACGCTCTACATGCACTCAGGTTTATATCTTTTAATTGTACACTGGGGGATATTCATCACAGTACAGACTCGGAACAAAGAAACGAGAGTTGATGAACGGTAAACTAAATTATCGTATGTTGGTTTCAAGTTGAAGTTTTTTAGCGATACTTCAAACAGCACTCAATCTAACAGAAAGATTAGTCAGCGTTCTATTCTACACTTAACAAGGTGTGGGATAGGACGAACTCTGCTCCTCATCAACAGTAACTTATTTAAATCTAGAAAATATATAAAGCAAACTAGAAAATAACTAGAAATATATAAAGCAATCTAGAAAGCACTAGAGCAATCTAGAAAATAATATAAAATTATATATAATTCTAGAATGTATATAAAATGTTAATAACTATTTCTAGAATATAGAAAATTAATATTATCTTTGTAAAAATAAATTAATATTAAATGGATAATTTAAAGAATTTAAAACTCTATTATCAAACAGAGTACAGGTCATATACAAATATGCTGAACAGATGTTACAACAGTAATTGCAAAGATTATCAATATTCTGGTAAAAAAGGAATTAAAGTTTCCAGTAGTTGGAAAGAATCATTCCTTAACTTCATTCAAGATATGGGGAAGAAACCGGCAAAACATCCAACTCATGGTAATTACACGTTAGGCAGGGTAGACAATACCCAACACTATTCCAAAGAAAACTGCGTCTGGATTAATATGAAGATGCAAGCCAAAAACAGAAGTAAAAGAAAAGTTAAAAAGATGAGTTCTGACCAACTTAAATTATTCTAACATATGAAACGATTCCGGGATACAGATTACTTCGTCACAGAGGACGGGAGAGTCATTTCAACTATGTTTGGTAAGACCAAGGAATTGAAACAATTTATTAATAGTGGTTATCATCAAGTTAGTTTATGGATTAATAAAAAACAATGTACATTTTATATGCATAGACTTGTTGCTGAAATATATAATCAAAATCCAAATAACTTACCAGAAGTTGACCATCGTGATAGTAATAAATCAAATAACCATATTTCAAATTTGGAATGGGTAACTACTGAAGAAAATAAAAAAAGAGCAAAGAAAAATGGATTAATGATAGGTCCTTTAGGGTTTAAACATTCTGAAGATACCAAATTAAAAATGTCAATTAATAGAAAAGGAGAAAAACATGGAAGGTCAAAATTAACTGAAAAAGATGTATTATGGATTAGACAAAATTATATTCCAAGACATGAAGAATTTGGTTCAACAGCATTATCTAAAAAATTTAATATTAGACAAGGACAAATATCAAGTATAATAAAAAGAGTAATTTGGAAACATATATAATCAAAAATTTGGAATTATCAATTTTTATATATATATTTGTACCATAGGATTTTAATCCATACGAATCTTTCATTTTAAATTTTTTTTAGACCTCATCAGAAATGGTGAGGTTTTTTTATGCATTATATTTATTTATTTGATATATAAACGATTTACTTACCAAAAATAATTCGTTATATTTATTTATATAATACAACTATGAATATTGAAAAGAAATTAGAGAATTTTTTTGACAAAGACCAAGAGGAACAAGATGTTATTCTTACAGAAATTGCTGGTGTATATATTAGTTCTCAAATAAAAATGGGTAAAAACTATAGACAGATATTGGCACAATTAGATAAAGATATTGAAACATCAATTCAAACAGATAAGTTTGAGTTAGTTGAAGCATTTAAAAAGATAAAGAAATCTTTTACAGATATCATAAACGAATCCTTACAGGATATAAATTAATAACGAAACGAATGGGTTGCAATTGTAAGGGAAATGGGAAGAAAAGTAATCTCAATAATTTAAATAACATCGATTTTATTAACTATGCGAAACAAGTTTATAACGATGTTATTGTCGGTAAAACATTGGAGGAGTATTCGGACTTAGATAGGATTGAAATCATTAGTGCGTATTCATCGTTGTACCCCAACTCGAGTATTATTCCTGGTATTGAGGACGCTATCAGAAACATCAAGGACGCAATCGAGCAATTCAATAATAAGAACGCATATCAAAAAATTAAAAGGTAATATGGAAAATATAGAAAATATAGAAAATACCAACGAAGAAGTAAAAAGGTCAGGTAGACCAAAACTAGAAACTAAAATGATTCCTGAATGGAAGAAGATAGTAATTGAATCTGGTCAACAAGGTAAACACATCACAGATTTCCTAATCAAATTAGGAATCAGTTGGGTTGGACATCGTGCATTAATGAAAAGAAACAAAGATTATTATGCAGCCGTCCAAGAGTATCAAATTTTAGCTGAGAATTGGTGGTATGAAAACGCACATACTGCAATGTCAGAATCAGGTGGTATGGGATATAACTCAAGACTTTGGTCATTAATAATGAGAAACAAATTTGGAGAAAGTTGGTCTGAAGCTACTAAAGTGGATGTAACTACTGCTGGTGATAAACTTACCAACTCACCGTCAAAAATTGAAATTGAAATAATCAAAAGTAAAATAGAAGAATAATGGGTAAATCAAAACTTCGTGGCGGAAAGAAAGCACATAATAAACGTGTAGCAAAAAGAAATGAACTAATTGATACCAAACGTAAACAAATGAGAAAGTTTATGATTGAAAAATTAGATGAACTAAACAAAAATAAAGAACAAGATAATGGCTAAAATTAAAGTAACAAGAAACGGTAAAGACTTCTTCTATGAATATAGTTATTCACCAATTTGGATTAATCCAATTGCAAAAGAAAGGTTAAAACAAATTGCAAAGAATGAAAAAAGGAATATGAATACAATCGTTGAGGAGTTCATAAACAAATACGAAAAGAAATAAATGAAGTATTTTATCTTGGCATTAAGTGCGTTAATAATTGAGATATGTTCCACATTTTATATTAGGAGTGTATCTCAAGCTGATGTGTCAATGATGTTAGTTTTTGCAGGAGTAAGTCCATTTTTATCATTACCATTTATCAAATACATTGTTGAAGCAAAAAATTGGGGTGAAAGAATAAAACAAGCACTGTCATTAAGTACGGGATATTGTATTGGTGTATTAGTGGTAGTAAATTTTATAAAATGAAGTTTAAAGTAACTGAAGTTTGGGAACATCTGAATAACTCTGTGTTGAGTGACTATAGATATATATTTTTACGAGGTAGTTCTCGTTCAAGTAAAACTATAACAGCAATACAGTATGTTATACTGGAATGTATAAAAACACCAAAGTTATCAGTTACAATTGCTAGAGCAACACAAGTATCACTTCGACATACAATGTTACCTGATTTCAAAGATATTATGGAATCATTGGGTATTTGGGATGATGGTGTTCTACATAAACAAGACTTTATATATACATTCCCAAATCAATCTGTAATCAGGTTTATTGGTTTAGATGACTCAACAGGTAAACTAAAAGGTTTTAAATCTGATATAATCATTGTTGATGAGGTTAATACGGTAGACAAAAGTAGTTTTATTCAACTTGATATTCGTTGTTCCAAATATATTATTGCATTGTATAACCCAGAAATACCAATTGATTGGTGGGGATTAGAATATGAGAATAAGGAAAATGGAATAATGTTACATTCAACTTGGAAGATGAATCCATTTTTAGATGATAGAACAATTCAAGCAATCAAGGAACTTGTAGATACCGACCCAGATATGGCTAAGATTTATTCTGAGGGACTTATTGTTGAACCAAGGGAGAAAATATTCATCCAACCTGAAACCTTCTCAGAACTACCTAAAAACATCAAACAGAAATATTATGGTATTGACTTTGGTTTTAGTAATGATGAATGTGCTGTAGTTGAAGTCCATGTTGATGGTAAGAATCTATTTGTGAAACAAGTGTTATATGAAAAAGGACTTACCAACGATGATTTAGCGTTTAAGTTAAAAGACATTGGAATTGACAGAAACATTGATATTGTTGCAGATTCTGCAGAACCTAAGAGTATTGCTGAATTAAAACGATATGGTTTAAATGTAAGACCTGTTAGTAAGACCAGTATTCTATACGGTATTCAAAAAATGAAACAATTCAAATTGTATTTACAAGAGGACTCACTTGATTTAATATCTGAGTTTTCAAACTACAAATATAAAAAAGATAAAATAGGTAATGTAACAAATCAGACCGCAGGTAAAGACCATCTATTAGATGCTTTAAAATATGTGGTACTTCAATTTGTTGATAAACCAAAAAGTAAAATAACAATAGTTTAATATGGAAAAAATAGAATTAGTAATTGATGAAAAAATAATTGAAGTACCAAGTGAGGTAACAATTGGAATTTATCAACATCTGCAACAAAACCCCGAATTATATCAGGATAACCAATATCAATTAATCTCACTATTCACAAAGATTCCATATCCTGAATTAAAGAATTTAAGAAAAGACCAAATTGATTTAATTGATATGTATCTTAATTCAAAAATTAAGAACTATGATGAACATGAATTGGTATTAACCTTTGAACATGATGGGATTGAATATGGTTTAGAAAACAATTGGGGTAAATTAGCGTGGGGTGCTTGGGTTGACTTTGAAGTTTATTCAAGTGGAGAAAATATGTTTAACAATATTCATAGAATCATGGCTATTTTGTACAGACCAATTGTAACAAAAGATAAGAAAAACCCAAAGAAATATACAATCAAACCATATGTAAGTGAAGAGATTGAAATCAGAGCGGAGATATTTAAAGATATACCTGTTCGATTTTGGATTGGTAGTTCTACTTTTTTTTTGCGAATCGTCGGAATATTCATAGAAAATATGAAGGTTTCTTTGGAGCGGGAGATGAAGATGAACAAGTGGATAACGAAGGGGTGGGAGATAATGCCGAAATGGATTCAACGCAAGCTACCGCTAGATTCTATTTTAATCTCACTTACCAGCTTGCAAAAGAAGACATTACCAAAATCGAGCAAGTTGAAAATATGAGTTTATACATGGCTCTCAATGTTGCAAGTCTAATGAAAGACCAATATGAAAGAGAACGAGATGAACAAAATAAATTGAATCAACAAATGAATAAAAGATAGAATTATTTATAACTATGGAAAATTATATAACATACCATAAGATTATTAACTTATTACAACAAGCACAACAACAATCACCAAGATTGAATAGTTTTGGTCATGGGGATATTGTCTACTTCTCTGAAACTATGTCAGGAACTACAGCAACTTATCCATATCTGTTTGTTACACCATTGGGAATAACTTATGATGAGAGTACAACAACATATCAATGTAGTTTAATATTCGCAGATATTGTGAACACAGAACTATCAAATGAAATTGATGTTGTATCTGATATGTCACTTGAAGCAAGAAATCTGTTATCACAAATTAAACGAGGTTTCCTTGATGATAAGATTGACTTATTATTACCATCAACCGCATCCCCATTCTTTGAAAGAATGAATGACCACGTTGGTGGAGTTGTATTAGATTGTAGTTTTATCGTATTCGAAGATATTAACGCATGTGAACAATATCCATCACCAACACCATCGGTAACCCCAACATATACACCAACAACAACTCCAACATTAACTCCAACTCCATCATCAACATAATAATACATGGAACAAAAAATAATGAATGATATTGCAATGTTACTTCAGGACAACATTAAAGGTCAACTGATGAAACCATATCCCGCAAAAACATATTCGGGTCAATTAAAACCTGTAAGTGGTGCTGGTAAGACTGCAATATCCCCTCGATATGCAAGTGGTAATTTGTACAAACAAACACGAGTATACTGGGAGTCGGATTTCGAAGATGGAACACCAAACTTGGTGGTAGATTTTGGGGATGCTGATTATTGGAACTTTGTTAATTACGGAAGAAAACCTGGTAGATATCCACCATTATTTGTAATTGATAAATGGGTTAGACAGAAACCTGGATTCCAAGGAGCAAGAGATGAAAACGGTAGATTTATTCAAAGAAAAAGTTTAGTTTATCTTATCAGACGTTCAATTGCACAATACGGATACTATGGTATTCAATTCCTTGACAAAGCGGTAAATGAAACGATAGACAAAATTGCTGATGATTTGGGAGAAGCAGCAAAACAATATATAGAACAATTATATGACGAAGGAAAGATATTCCCTCGTTCAACATTTAATAGACCTTAAAATTAAAATATAGAATTATGGCAGATACAAAACCAGTAATGACAGATTACAAAGAAGTAATCGATGATACACATGTTACAATAACATTTAACATAGATGGTCAACCACATAGTTATACATTTCCAAAAGATGTAAATAGACACTATTGGCCACAGGAAGATAATAAACAAAACAAAATTGAAGAATAAAAGATGCCAAATTTAATAAATGTAACTCATACACCACCAACATTCTCACCTGTATATACGGATGGGTTATTCTTTACTATTAGTGGTAATACCAACTATTTCAAATTTAGATATGTATATGACATCTATGTTGATGGTGTATTAGCATTCCAAGGTAAAGCAACTCCTAATCCATTTGGGTTGGGTATAGTGGATTGTTCAAGAATATTAAAGACATATGTAAATAATATTCCAATCTCAATGTGGAACACCACACCAATATATACACATCAAACATTTCCATTCAGTCGACCATATGAAGATGTAACAATCAACTATGAATTATTCTTAGGAATGGAATATGCTGATTCAGAATTTGGAATTGTTAGTGGATTCACAGGTGTTCAAGAAGTTGTTAGTGGTGTTACCACCAATATTATCGGACCTCCAAGTATTCCAACAGGTGTTTATAAAACTTATCAAGCAACCATGGGTGTTAACGGTAGAGCAACACAACAAAATTTTGATATGAGTCCTTTTGTATTAAGTGGAACACCTGTCAATAGTCAACCAACAACATCAGGATTATTCTTAACAAACTCACCGAGGATAAGAAATATACAAGAAAGTGAATATTATACATTAGCGTTTACCAATTGGTGGTTAGATTCATCGGTGGTATCTGAACCATATTATTCTCAATACAAATTTTACGATGAATCAGGTGGTTTAATCAGAACAGATTTATATCAGAACTTAACAACTAATGGTGGAGGACCTATACATGAATGTGGTTGGGTATATCAATCATATTACGGAATTGAACCAAAATCTGGTGCAACATACAATACATTATATGTTGGAGCAGGACCTGTTAATATTGATAACTTCCCATCAAATTGTGCACAATATACAGTTCAATTATTTGGTGGATTTACAGGGTCAACAGTAACTCCTACACCAACACCAACAATCACACCAACTCCAACACCATTACCACCATGTGGTGATTGTTATTATACCGATGTTATTAATCCATCACCAACTGCATATTGTAATCTTAGTTGGTTTAATTGTACAACTAATCAGTATACATCAATTCTTTTACCACCATGGTCAGCTACACAAATTTGTTCATGTCCTGAAACAATGGATTATGATTGTTATCTCGACGTAACACAAGGGGCTAGATGTGAAACTCCACAACCATGTGAGTTTTGTATTACAACTGGATTTAACAATGATAATGAAGAAAGTTGTGATGTAAGATATTATGATTGTGATTTAGGTTATTACACTACAATTACGGTACTATCATTAACAAGTTCACCTACAGTTTGTGCATGTAGAGATACATGGACATCAGATTGTGTTAGTGGAATAACCGCAACAGAATATGGATTTTGTGATACAGGACAACCATGCGAGATATGTGAACAAGTATCAGTTGTTAATAATGATGAGTTTTCCACATGTGAGGTTTACTATTTTGATTGTGATACACAAACATTTGAATATCTATATGTTCCACCACAAACAGCATACTTGGTATGTGGATGTTATAATAGCTTCGCATTTGATTGTCCTAACGTTACACTTGAATTAGGTAGTCCATGTGAACCCCCGTTACCAACAATAACACCAACACCAACTCCTACACCAACTCCTACAAGTACACCACTATGTTTACCAAAGGCGTGGTTGATTTCAGTATGTACTACATCATGTAGTGGTGGAGTATGTCAATGTGTTAGTTCATCAAGTTTAGTTGTATATACAACTTGTTCAGTAACAAACATAACCTTAGAAGGTACATTATTATATACCGATTCAGGATTAACAACACCATTCGTTGGGTTCTTTTCTAGAAATGGATACATTTGGTATTCAAATGGTGGAGTAACTTCAGAATGTTTAATCGGAGGTCCGTGTTAATAAATTAAATTAAAGATATAAAGATATGGCAATTCAACCACAAACACCACCTACGGGATTTACGTTAGGAATATGTTCAGGATATACAGCAGTAAGTGAGATATTCACATTCAATGTTGAACCAATTTGTAATAGAGCGGGAGTAACGCAATTACAATTGATGTTTAAAAACAGATATGGACATTATGATTATTACACATTTACTGCTGGTAAAGATGAAGGTTTAAATATAGAACGAGAGACATACCAAACATGGTCTGTCGATTGGGGAAGTAATGACCCATCAAAAGAAGACTATTCACGAGGAACAACTGATGGTCAAGTGACCATAACAGAAACTCACGTTATTAATAGTGGATTCATCAATCAACCGGATATGATGTTCTTGGAAGAATTATATACATCAAACCAAGTTTATGAAATTAAACAAGATGGAGTAATTAGACCAATTAATATTACAAACGCAGAATTCATTAGAAAAAATAGAGGAAATAGAACAATAGTAAATTTAGAACTTACTTATGTTTACTCGAATAACATAGCATTAATGCAATAATACTTTGGATACACAGTTAATTTTACAACTCGATGGAGTATGGCAGAATATAGACTTATACGAAGATATTCCAATTTCTGTGCAAATACAGGAAACGGACATAACGGATTTTAATAGTCGTAAGTCACCATTCACTAAACAATTTATAGTTCCTGGAACTAACAATAATAGTAGAATCTTTGAACATTACTATGAGGTAAATGGTATTGAGTTTAACCCATTGGTGAAAATTAATGCAATTGTCCAATATAGAGGAACAGATATATTCAATGGTCTATTAAGACTTAACGCAGTTATAACAAATCCAACAAATACCGAATTTGAATTATACATCATGGGTGAAGTTGGAGATTGGATGGCGGAAATTAAAGATATAACATTGAACGATATTCAATGGGTAGACCTTCAACATACATTAAGTTATGAAAACTTAACATTAAGTTGGGAAGCGAAGAATAATGATGTTGATGGTTTATTTGGTGGTAAGATATTATACCCAATGATTAACTACGGTCTTCCCTATTCACCGAATTTAGTTGGGACAGGTCAAACACCATCTTTTACTTATGCGTTCACTGGTGACACTGCAATGAGTCTTTCAGGTAATTCAATTCCACCGAGTCTATTCAAACCATCAATAAGACTTCATGAGGTTGTTAAACGAATATTTGAATTAACAAGTTATACATTGATAAGTGAGTTCTTTGAAACAGATTATTTTAAATCCATATATATGGATACATTTTTAAATGGTAAACTTGGAACTCCATCAGCATCAGGTTTAACGAATCAAAACATATTCAGAGTTTACCAAAAACCAATAACAATATTAAAACCTAATGCAACAAATTTTACTGAGTTACCTTTAAATTCATTCAGAAATGATGGATATGACCCATTAAATAACATTAGATTAGAATCACCATCAATAGGTAATGGTTATTTTAGAGCACCATTTGCTGGTAAATATTTCTTCAATGTTAGATTTAATTTTAGTGGTCAAGGTAATGTTCCTGGTGATTTTGTTGTAGGACAATGGCACGCAAAAAAAGGTAGTGTTGAATCTGATGTAGTTAATCAACCATCATTTTCTGCATGTCCACCACTATTTTCAAATGCAGCACCAAATGGAGCACCAATAAATTGGTTCTTTACAGGTGTATTAGCTGCGGGTGAATATGTAAAACTATTTTTTAAGACAAATCAATCATCAAATTCAGGTGTAGCACAAATCACATTTACAGGATTCGATGATAATGTAATAAGAACTCAAGCACCACAATGGGATTGTTATAATTCACCTGAAATTTTAGGTGATATATTAGTTGATATGAATACAGGGATACCTGATTTACCAGCACAAGATGTAATTAAAGCGTTGGTAACAATGTTTAATCTTGTAATTGTGCAAGAAGACTCATCAAGAACAATAACTATTGAACCATATAATTGGTATTATAATGATGCTGATAGAATTGAAAAAGACTTTACAGATAAATTAGATTTAGATTCAAGTTATAGAGTTGAACCATTATCATTTGAGTTATCTAAAACACTAATTTGGACATATACAAAAGGTTCAGATGAATATTTGAATAAGTTATTTGAAGATACAAGAGATTATAACTTCGGAAGATATAAGTATGTTTCAACATCTAATCTATTAACAAGTCAACAAGACTATGAGATACCATTTGCAGCAGTACCAACTGATGTGGTATCAGGTTCAACTGAGGTTATTATTCCAATGAATTATAAACTTAACCCAACAGCTGAATGGCAAGAACCTTATGCAACAAAACCCCATCTATATTTTTGGGCAGGAAATCGTCATTGTTATTTAGATAACGGTCATCAGATTCCTGGATTTTGGTGGTTAACAGATGGTTCAACGCCAATGCAACAATCAACATATCCATGTGTTTCACATCTTTCAAGTTTAGATATTGATTTAGATTTTTTGGTATCTGATTTGAATTTTGGTAGAGATTATGATTTCTTTGGAAATACAAATAATAGTCCACTTGCAGTTGGAACACGATTCAATCTTTATAATTCATTTTGGCAAGAGTACATTGATAACAATTACTCAAACGAAACAAGAAGATTCTCTGGTAATTTCTATATGACACCATTGGATTTATACACAACAAAACTTACAGATAAAATATATATTAAAGATAGTTTCTATCGAATTGAAAAGATTAATGAAGGAAACTTAATTGATGATAAAATAACCAACATATCTTTGATTAAAGAACGTGGAGGTTATGATAAGATTTCACCACCAGCACCATATTACTTTTTAAGTGGTAACACACCATATCCTGCAAGTCTTTCAGGAACACCTGTAACATCTTACACAGGAGATACTCAAGGTATCGTTTGTATTGGTGCAGCACCATCAGGAACTATTTATATCTATGGTGGTTCTTCATTAGTTAATGGAATAACTGTAAGATATTTTGCGCTTACCATAAATATTCCATTTTTCGGACCTACCAATATCTACTTACCATTCCCTCGTGGAACATATTTAAGAGTAGTTGGAGACCCAGATACTTTTGTTGTATTCAACGATGTAGGTCAGGTATTACAAATAACATGTTAACAAACACAAATATAAAAATATAATTATGGCAGAAAGGACAGTAGCTTTAAAACTACAGTTAGATGGGGTACCCCAAACTATATCTTCAGTTGAAGAATTAGAAGCAGTATTAGTCAGTGCTAAAGGTAAATTAGACGCATTAGATGGTGATAAATTTACAGATACCGCTGGTAAAGTTAAACAAGTTACTGATGAAGTTAAAAAGACTGAAACAGGAGTTGCTAATTTAGGTAAGAAAATTCAAGGGATTTCATTTGAAAAGAAGATGGAATCCTTTGCAAAGATAGTTGGTGGTGTAAGTGCAGGTTTTGCGGGAGCAACTGCGGCAGCACAATTATTTGGATTTAATTCTGAAAATGTAACCAAAGCTGCAGCAACAGCTCAGAATTTATTAACTGTAGCGATGGCGGCTCGTGGATTTATGGAAGCTACGGTAGCATCTGAAACGGTTGTTCAAACTGTAGCAACTGCCGGTTCAACTGTAGCAACTGCAGGTTCAACAGTTGCAACATTCTCATTAACTGCAGCATTAAGAACATTATATGCCACAATGTTGGCCAATCCATTTACTGCGATACTTGTAGTAGTTGGATTATTAGTTACCGCATTTCTTGCATTATCAGATTCAACTGAGAAAGAGAAACAAGCACAAGAAGAATTAGATTTACAATTGAAAAAATCAATTATAACATTAAATCAAGAATTAAAAATATTGAAAGATATCAATGATGTTAAAATTGCACAAGCTGAAGCTGAGGTAACAACAGAGGCAGCAAAACAAAAGAAACTTCATGACCTTAGAATACAGGGATATAAAGATGCAAAAAAGATTGCGGATGAGCAATATTGGTTATTGGTAACAGCAAGTTTTCGTGAAATAGAAGCTTTAAATAAAAAATATGATTTAGATGAAAGAGATAGTAAAGAATATAAAGACAAATTATTAGAAATTAATAATAAGTATAATTCTGATTTATTAGCACAAGAAAATGCTAGCTCAGATGCAACGAAAGCTATTAAAATAGAAAATATTGCATTTGATAAAACTATTGCAGACCAAAAACTTGAGGTTACTAGAATGAATAACGCAAATCAAATAGCGGCAATGAAAGATGGTCTATCAAAAGAGTTGAAGACTCTTAAATCAGCGTATGATGAACAAATCAAAGAAGCCAATATAAAAGGTGCAAAAACTGTTGATATAACTAGAAAATATGAAAATGATAGAGTTCAAATAATAAAACAAGCTAGATTAGAAATTACCAATTTAAGTAAAGAGCTTAATAAAGAATTATTGGATTCTGAAGGTAGAAGTTATAAACAGAGAATTGATGACGTAATAAAATTAGAAACCGATAAAAGAACTGAATTAGAAAAAGGACTTAAAGGTTTAAAAGATGCCGGAAAAGCAACTCAAAAGGAGATTGATGAAGCAAATCAAGGAATTATAGATAGTGAAAAATTACAACAAATTAAGATTCTTGCAATTCAAAAAGAAATTAGTACAAATTATCTTCAAGGACAGGTTAATCTTTTTGCTGAATCTCAGAAACTTCAAACTGAATTTTTTGGTACTGAAGAAGAGTTAGAAGAAAATAAAAATATATTATTCAAAAGTAGTTTTGACAATTATAAAAAAATTGAATTAGATAAAATTAAACTTGCATTAGAATCTGCTGGTGTTGAAAAAACACAAATTGATGAAACTCTAAAGAAATACGAAGATTATTTTAATAAATTAGGTTTGTTACAATTAAATAATACTAAAATTCAAGAAGCGAATGTACAGGTAAATAAAATAATTGCAGACCAAACTCTTGAATTACAAACAGCATATTATAAAGACATAAAAGATGCTCAAGATAGAAATCGTCTTGATTCAAGGGAATTAAAATCAGAATTAACAAATATTGAAAAAGTATATCAAGTAGGGTTGTTAGAAATTCAAAAAAATGCGTTACAAGCAAAATTAGATATATTAAAATTAGACCCAACAATAAATCCTGAAGAACTTAAACGTATTAAAGCTGAACTATTAAAAGTTGAAACAGAATACAATAACAAAGTTGGTGTTATGCAATTAGAATACAATGTACATAAAGCAAAAATTGAACGAGATGCTGTTAAAGAAAGGAAAAAAATAATACTTGAAGACCCAACATCAAGTCCTGAAGCAAAGGAAGAAATTAATAAAGAATTATTAAAAGCTGATATAAAGTTAAGCAATGCACAAAGTGCTTTACGAAAGAAAAGAAGTAAAGAACTAACAGATGACCAAAAAACGTTTTTAGCTGATATTGGTTTAGCAGCTGAAACTATAGCTTCAAGCATATCAAAGATTTCATCAATGGTTGCACAATCATTTTCAACTGACCTTACTATATTAGAAAAAGAATTTAATAGGTCTATGACTGATATTGAAGAGGCTTCATTAAAACGAAGTACTGAAGGTGAAACCGAGTATCAGGCTAGAATGAAAGTAATTGGTGAAAAAAAACTTGAGAATGAAAAATCATACCAAGCTAAAAAAGCACAAATAGAAAAGGAAGCAAGAATTAAATCACTTCAATTTCAAATTGCACAATCTATTGCGGATGCTACGGCAGCAACTATCAAAACATTTGCTCAATATGGATTTACACCTGTTGGATTTGTATTAGCTGGTTTAGGTGCAGCATTAATGGTTGCACAAGTTGCAATAATAAAAGGTCAATTAAATGCTGAACAATCAATGGCTCGAGGTGGTTTGGTAAAAGGACGTTCACATGAACAAGGTGGAGTTAGATATGCAAACGGTGGTGTTACCATGGAAGGAAACGAAGCTGTTATCAATAGAAGGTCAACATTACAATATGGTTCATTATTATCACAAATAAACGAACAGGGTGGTGGTAAACCAATTTATATTAATTCAGCGATGGATTCAAGATTAATTGAAGTATTAGCATCACAAAAACAAGCACCAATAAGAGCGTATGTATTGGAAACAGACATAACAAAATCTCAAGCAATAAACAGAAGATTAGAAGCGTTAGCATCATTTTAAAAAATAGAATATGAATCCATTAAAAATTATAGATTTACAAATAGAAGACCTATTAATGGGTCAATCAGGATACACAGGAGTTGAAGCGGTTGCGTTGGTAGGAATGCCAGCAATTGAAACAGAGTTTATGTATTTCTTAAAACAGGATTTTGAATCAATTACTGATTATCCACAATATATCACAGACAATGCAATAAAAGCAAAGATTTGGGTAGATGAAAATGGATATGGTGATTGTATGACTCCCGTTGGTAAAAATCGTTTAAACCAACTTGCAAATCGTGAACCAATTTCAATAGAAACGATTAAGAGAATGAAAGCTTACGCAGATAGACATAAAGTAGATTTAGAGTCATCAAAATCATTTGATGATGGTTGTGGTTTACTTGCGTGGTATTCATGGGGATTGGATGAAACTGGTAGAGTTGAGAAATGGTTAGAAACTAAAATTATTACCATTGAAGAAGATATGGATTATGAATCATCATTACCAACATATGTAAATTATGCAACAGGTAAAACATTGATTGAAGATGTCCTATTCGTTTCAGTTAATCCGAATGAATCAAAAGATGATTATCTACAAAGATGTATTCCTGTACTTCGAAATGAAGGATATCCCGAAGACCAATCTGTTGCAATGTGTATTGCAAAATATGAGAATATGAATGTTCAATTTGAAGCGTTAGGTTATATGAATGGTATTCCATACTTCTCAACACCAGAAGAAGCAATCATTTATGGTAAGGAAAATTATAACTGTGATGGTTATCATACCCATACCGATGATAATGGTAACGAGGTTTATATGTCATGTGCAAGTCACGATGAATTACCTGATGTTGGTGTTGAATTGGAATCATTACTTGAACAAGGATGGGTAATTGAGGATATGAGAGTAGTTGAACCTGAAGTATTATTGAATACAGTAAGGGAAAAATATTCAAACATAACAGAACAGAAGTTCTATCAAATAGTTGCTGACCCAAATGAAAACTCAATCATGGATAACTTTGGTGTTAAAATCAGATATGTCTATGTATCAGGAATGGGTTCAGAATTAATATCAACATCAAGACAATTCTGTAAAAGAATGTTGGGTGGAAAACAATATGTATTCAGATATGAAGATATAATGAGTTTAAACGCACAATTATCAGCTGAAGATAAAAATATCATCCCAAGACCAACAGGAACTAACCCTGATATTATGCAATGGAAGGGTGGTGCAAACTGTAGACACTATTGGCTGGAATTGATATTCGGTAATATGAATAAAGGTGTTGGTTATGAAGATAAGATTACCAACAGAAAAAACGATGAAATTATAAAAGCACAAACTGTAGAACCAGCAACAGGTCTAGCGGGAGTGGTAAATCCACCAGCAAGTACAGTAAGACAATCAAGAACAGAGTTCTCAAGAGGAACTAACCGTGTTATTGTGGTTGATATTGATGATACATTATTCGATGGTTTAACACCAAATATGAATGTTGTCAATTATGTTAATTCAAAGTGGGGTGGTTATAGAATATCTATTATATCTGCAAGAAATTCAGCAAGATTAATTGAAACACAAAGTCAATTGATAAGAGCTGGTGTTAGATATGATGATTTATATTTGGTTAATTCACCCGCAAACAAATCAAAGAAAGCTAAAGAACTAATCGATGATGGTTTGCGTATTGTTGAAGTAATTGAAAATAACCCATACACAAGAGAAGATTATAGAAGTTTGGGTATAATGAAAATTACCAAACCTGAATCATTATCAAAAGTAGGATTTGGATTGATACCAATTGGATTCATCCAAGGATTACCAATATTTGAATCAGAAATAAATGCAAAAAATTATTCATTGGATAATGGATGTAACGGAGTAATTGAACCTGTTTTATATATGGGTAAACAAATGTTCCAAGCATGTAAGTACAATGCAAAAAAACAATCGGACTTCAGTAAAATAACGTTTAAATCAGATAATGAAAAACGTATTATATTCAGTCCATTGATGTTACCAAATGTGTTGATTCCACGTTTGGATGATGTAACAAATGAGAAGTATTACGTTAGGTTTACTCCTCAAACAATCGAGAAGATACAACGCAAGTTTATGGTTGAACAAAGACTTCGTGATACCAATTTAGAACATAGCAATAGAACATTCAATGATATTGCAATGGTTGAAAGTTGGTTAGTTACAGGACCTAGTGACAAAGCATACGAACTCGGATATACAGAACAACAAGTTCCAATTGGTTCTTGGATGGCTGGATATCAAGTATTAGATACAAAAGAGGGTGATATGATTTGGAACGATTTTATTAAGACTGGCAAAGTAAAAGGATTCTCTGTTGAAGGAGAATTTATGTTAAAGTTTAGTAGAATTGATAAAGATGAAATACTGTTATCTCAGATAATAGATATACTTTCTCAATATAATCCCGTAGATTAATTCTCGTGTTCAAATACACATAGTATTTATAAAAGAATCATAAAAATAATTGATTAATAAAATATGAAAAACGCTAAAGAAGCATTACAAAAAATCGCAGACCTATTGAATATCAAATTCAAAAAGGAAACATTTGCAAGTACTAAACTTGAAGATGGTGTAACAGAAGTAACAAACAACTTAGACGAAGATTTCAAAATTGGACAGGTAATATATATTGTAGGTGAATCAACTTTAACTCCCGCTCCGGCAGGAACTCACACAACTCGTGAAGGTTTGGTTCTTACATTAGATAGTAGCTCTGTTGTTATTGCAATCGAATCAAGTGAAGTTGCTGAAGAATTGGGTACAATGAAAATGGTACAAGCTACAGACGCTCAAGGTCAAGTTTTGGAAAGTAATACATTTGATGTAGGTGAAAAAGTTGATGTCGTTAATACCGATGGAACTACTACTCCCGCTCCAAATGGTGAACACCAAGTTACTTTGAAAGATTCTGAAGGAAATGACGTTAAGATAAGATTT